ATATGGACTTATATTCAGTTATTATTGAAAACTATCCTGAATTAGCGATAACCGATAAATATAATAATTTTGGGTATGACAAAGACATACAATTAAGAGATGATGGGGATGGAATTCAATACATTGCCAAGTGGGATTATTCTAAGCCAATCCCTGCTGGCCTTAAACTAGGCAAGTAGAACAATCTTTATAGATAATGGCCAAATTATGCGCAGCAGGTATTCAACTTCGCGAGCAAATTGATGAAGATTATCCTGATCGCGATAGAAAGTCTGACGGCTGGATTGCTGACACTAGGCATCTTGCTAAAGGTAATTCTGACCATATACCAGACGCTAGAGGAATTGTCAGAGCTTTAGATATTGATGCTGATTTATCAGCTCATAAAGAAGAGGCTTACGCAGTAGTCGAGAAGATTCGCAAGTTAGCCAAGAAAGGCGATAAGCGAATTAAATACATAATCTATGATGGAAAGATTATGAGTCCGATACTGGGATGGAAGCGCAGGGCTTACAAAGGCGCAAATCCCCACCGGTCGCATTTTCATATATCATTTACAACTTTGGGAGACAAAGATGGCAGTTATTTTAACCTGGAAGGAGAAGCTAATGAGCGACTTAAAGAAAATGGCAGAGAGCTGGGCAAAGACATTCTTGGCAACGGCGCTAGCGACCTACCTAGCGGTGGGATTTCAGCCCGATGCAATTGCCAACGCAGCTCTAGTATCAGTCTTGCCTAGCATCATTAACTGGCTAAATCCTAGTTACGAACGCTACGGCAGAGTTCGATAATGGAAGCAACTTCCGTTGCAGCATTTATGGCCTCGGTTCTAGGATCTATCGGGTTACTGATTGCTGGCTTGCGCTACATAATTAAATTGGAAAATATTCCAATAGTGTCGCGTCTTGATAAAATGGAGTCTCAGTTAGAATTGGCCCTAGCGAGAGGGGTCAGAAATGGCAACGCGAAAGCGCGTAAGTAAGAAGCGACCTAAGAGACGGCGCACTACCAAAGAAACGCCATTAATTAAACTTGATTTCTGGGCTATCGCTGCCAATGAAGTTTATAAGGCTTGTCGCAGGGCTGGGATGGATGAAGGAACTGCCTTGGCTTTTGCAATGGATCGCAGCTCTTATCCCGATTGGATAGTCCCTGCCGATGACCCAATTAAAAAGATTGGTTGGGAAGACGGAGAAGAGGACAACTAATCTACTTTCGAGAGGTTGAACTCTTCGAGGCTCTCAAGTCGCTTTATCCAGACTTGATGCCATTATCAGCGACCGACCGAGCAGATGGCGTAACTCATAACGCATTTCTGGAGCTTAAATGCCGTAGGACGCACTACGACAATTTGCTGATTGAGAAGAACAAGTGGGATTATCTAGCCGATATAAGGGCTAGAACGGGCTCTCAGACCCTTTACATCAATGCCACACCTAAAGGGATATACCAGTTCGATTTAGGGGCTATAAACGAGCCTGAGTGGCTATTAAAGAGGTTGCCTATTACGACCGATTTTGGCAACAAAGAGACCAATGAGCGACTAGCTGGATATTTAGACATCCGACTCGCCGACTTATTACTTGTCTAAATCTATTTACGGCCTTAATCTATTTACCTAAATCCATTTAGGGTTTAGAGATTAGGGAGCAAAATGATAAATAAAGTAGCTCTTATTCGATTTGATTCTCAAGCAGGGGCTTGGACTGATGAGACAAATTGGGTTAAGGGATCAATAATAAGAAGATTTGCTAAAGAGCGGATGGGCAAAAAGCAGCTGCGAGGCCGTTTATCAAAGGCTGAAATATCAGCATATTGGTTAGATAAATATGGGGTGAGTGCAGATGTTTCCTAATTTATCTGACGAAGCAATAGTGGGAATAATTATTGGCGTTCCATTTATCGGCCTTTACCTTTGGGGTTTATTTACTTCAGCCAAAGCCAAAGCTTTTAATGAAGGCTATAAGAGAGGCAGGTCAAGTGTCCGATACACAGAGATCATTAAGTGAGTGGCTCGACGATGCTGGTTCTACCTTATTCGACCGAGGGATTGAGTATGGCGACCCGAGGCACAATTTTTTACGCATTTACAAAATCGCGTCAGCCCTCGGTGTTCAGCTCAGAGACCCATCTGAATTGGCGCTTATTGCTATTGCGACAAAGCTCTCAAGAATGGTGGAAAGTCCAGAGCGCGAGGATTCGTATCTCGATCTCATTGGATATGCCGCTATCTTGGCTAGATGCCGATTTGCTACACCAGAAGATTGGGACGACATTGAGTCTGACTCGCAATCATAATAAGAACCAATACTGCGATTACTGCAAATATCGCTGGGGACAAAATAAAGGCGTCTGGGATATAAGAGCTACAACACCAGCAGTCTGGAAAGTTCAAAGCGAGACACCGCTTCGCAAAGCACAGGTCAGGTTTTATTGCCAGCCTTGCGCCAATGAAGCACAAAACTGGCCAGATGGCACATTTTATTCATTGAAAGAACAGTTAGAAGATGCGATAAATGATTTCGCAGGGAGAGAGAAGTTAGATGTCGAATTACCTTGACGATTATGTAAGTGTTCAAGATAGATTAAAGGAGTTTATAAATGCTTACCCCGACTACAGAATTAAAACTCATATATTGGCAGAGTCGCTTGTCGCTAATTGCGATGTCTATATCATTAAAACTGAGTTATATCGGACTGAAGCTGACGCTCACCCTTGGACGACAGGTCTATCCTCTGAGTCTAAGTCAAAGCAATACGCTCTCGAGCTGGCAGAGACTGGATCGCTGGGACGCGCACTTAATCTCGCTGGCTACTTTGCAAAAGTCAGTCAATCGCCAAAAAAGCCAATTGAAACGACTAAGCCAGCGCTTGCGGAATTCATAAAAGAGCAGCGTCCGAATGATCCTGAGCCAATTGTCTGGGATGTCAGCGAATTAGCGAAAGAGTTGGGCGCTGATGTAATTGATGAGATGCCATTATGTCCAACAGGTCAATGTGGGCCAATGGTGCTAAAGACTGGCACAAAAGATGGCAAGGAATATCGAGGTTGGGTGTGCGCCAAAAAGAATAAAGCCGAGCAATGTGCTGCTAAGTGGATGCGCATTGGCGCAGATGGGCATTGGGTATTTCAAAAATGAGAAGTGATGCTCATCCATTTATCTGCTCAGCTTGCAAGCTAGTCACGCCGCATATTGAGCTGCATAAATATGAGACAAGCAATATTGAAGATGCACCAGAGGAAGTCTGGCTCGTCGAGTGTCAAAGGTGCTTTGTGCAAAGAATTATTTACCCATCTGATCGCGTTACAAGCAAAGAGGACGATATTGTCCGGTGCGCTCAATGCGGTGGTTGGAAGATGAAGGCCGCTAAGTGTCGTATATGCCGTCTAGCAGCTGGTTTTGAGAAAATCAGCGTAAAATATTGGACTGGCAATGCGACTATGGAAAGGCCTTACGATGAGCAAGCCCCACTCTATTAAATATATCCGTCAAATGATGGATTGGGGATTTGATGAAGAGTTTATTGCCAGAGATGCTGGCATAAATGTTGAATCACTTATGACTCGATTAAGAAGGGCAAATGAAAGGGAGCGTAGGAATGGGAATCAAGGAATTGAGTCTGGAACTAGCAGCGGTGAGTCTGATAGCTGATGAGGCTAAAAAAGCGAAAGATAGGCTAAGAGCTGCATTACAGACCGAGATGGACAAAATAGGTGCAGATCGCGTAAAGGCTGAATACGGCGATGATGTGATTGCCTATGTAACTACCAGTAAGCCTAAATTTAAGTGGACAGTCAAAAACGATAAAGAATTTGTCAAATGGGTTAAAGCAAATATCCCAAGCGAGATAGTTGAAACAGTAAGAGAATCATCAATCGATGCAATATTGGATAAGTTCCATTACATTAATGGTGTTGATGTCATTGATCCAAATGGTGAAAGAATTGAGTGGCTAGTTGGGGATACAGCTGAGCCCTATCTGGTTACTAAGTTTCATTTAGACGGCAAGGAAACGCTGAAAAACGCGTTTGAATCAGGCCAGTTAGAATTTTT